AATAAGTTTGATAATAACTGATTTAAGCTTGCAGCGGAGCCATTTGTTATATTGGCCAGAGCTTTCGCAAGAATTACCCGGCGATATTGGGTATCGTTAAGCTGATAGTTTCCAGGCGTAAAGGTATACGCGCCGGGGTTTGGCGTATCTGCCGGAACGTTCAAAAGCCGTTCGACATTAACGATACGTCCCCAAATGTCTAATCCGAAACCTTGTGCCGTGTCGACATTCCAAACATAATCGAAGAATGTATCTAGGTCGGTACGAGGATCGATGTAGTCATTCATAAATAGAATTAACTGACTTATTGTCGGGCTGTTTCCGTACTGGCTGATTATTGTTTTCTCGACGTCTATCATACCAATGTCACCGCAATGTCGGTGTCGGTTAAAGTAGGTTTTTGATCGATTCCAATTGATACTTGGGTCAAGGTAGGCGAGCTCGTACCGATCAGTATGCTAATGATCGCAACCCCGCTATACGCAAGACTCACAGCCCCGTAATAACGACTTGCAAAAACATCCGATCCGATACGCTCACGTACCGTACCGTCCGTGCCATTAAAACGTGCGACGATGGCAGCTTTTATCAAAGCAACAATGTCTGTCGGCAGCAACGGATCGTCCACAATAGATACTGCAAATTTTATAGCCTGAGCAGCCGGGCGTTCAAACTTTACGGAATACGTTGGTTGTGGGTAACTGTATCCGCTCGAATCCGTCACATTGACGGTAGTATTGCCATTATAATCACAGCCCACGTCTTTCTTTGCCCATATCGCAGCGGCTATGTCGGAATCGATACCACCTACTACTGCGACGTAAACCGAATGTGCCGCTACCGGGTAGTTTGTCGCTCCAGTATTGACTATCGCATCTGTAGGATTGTCAATCACATAAACGTCCAGGACATTGGCAACATCGAATACCGCAGCGTAGATTGCCGCCGGAGTACTTTTACCGTTTAGCGCGACTGAGTTTTTTCGCCGAAACTCAAAGTCTGTACGGGACTCGACGTTCTGCCCGAGTGTACCTGCTGAGGCATTCGTAATTGTGTCCCATCCAGCAACGGCTTGATAAACCTTTGCGAGCGCCGCCGGTGGGCATGGAATAGGGCCTGTGACAGTATTCTGGAATTCCGCATCAACCGTACCTCCTACGCCTATCGTGGCGTTAGCAGTTAAAGTGTAAGTATTTCCGCCCGTATCTTGAGCTAACGTTCCGGCTGGAATCACCGCAGATGCCACCCCGCCGAGTGTTGCTGTCACTGACGTGGACGTCGCGGGCTTGCGGTTTAAGTAATATATGCGAGCGATACCATCTTGAAACTTTCCGTCAGAGTATTGCGGGTCGACTTGGTTGACGATTAGAGCAATTTGATTATTCTTATCACCGATGATAGCCGTCTCGCTCGATGCGAGTTGCCCCTGTGGAGTCTCCAGAGATGAATTTAAGCCGCCTCCAAACGCAGCATCAATATCCACAACAACCCCCGCCAGCACATCAGCTTCAGTCGGTATGACTAATCCTGCGGGGGTGAACGTGATTGATGGGACGCTAGAAGTTAACGGCATTTAAAGCACCTAGTTCATCTATAAATCTGACTTCGCCGGTAACTGCGCGATTATCAAGGCTCGTTATCACACATTTGGCAGAAACTACGCCCGGTACAGTCAATGCTGCGTTTTCTATGTAACCAGTGAGTAGTGACAATGGCGGCATGTGTCCGAGAATTTCATTAAAATAAGGAATACCTTTGCTCGTATCGTACCATAGTTCGCCTTGAAATAATTTGATTGCGCTCGCGACATCTTGCGCTAACGAATAAGGTGGCGATGCCATAGCGATATTTCCATTACTATCAATGACTAAATCCCAAGCAGTTTGGTCTAAAAGTAAAGTATTAAGAAGGGCCATCTGTATTTGAACTCCCTCGTTGAACTCCGCCGTGTACATGATTCTCTAAGCTTATCGAGCCTGCGATTACGTCACCAGTAGCCGTCAGACTTCCATTAATTTGCACGTCCGCATTGATTGTAACTGCACTTCCGGTAATTGTAATCCCGTCTGCGTTAAATTGCACGAATTGAGTGGGTGCTGCGTTCAGCATTCCACCCAAATACATACCATCAGAAAAATTATATTGCCGGTGACTCCCAGGGTTACCCTGCTTCTTTGTGGATTTTATCTTGCTGATGTCACGAGACGCAAATACGCACACACCGATATCACCAACTTGAGGGTCGATGATTACAGCGTTATTACCACCTTGCACGCGCAAATATGGAACATTGTAAATAGTAACGTGAGGGGTAGGGTTACCCTGAGCATCAATCTGGTTGACGAGTGGCGTGACATTAACAAATCCTACTGGGGATGTATCGCCGTCGTTCGTGCATTTATCAACACGCACCAGCGTCGCAGTTTGCAACTTGCTGATAGCTTGCCCGATTATAAACGCGAGATTATTGTATTCTCCCGACGTACTCCACGCCTTGAGCGCCCCTGTAGGTACGCCGTTATCTGGCTGTGATGGCGAGGCCATTAGCATTACCTCTGACGAATGAGAACCACGCGCCACCAGGCCGCTCGCTCTCCAATCTGTGATTAATTGAAGTTACAATCCATTCGCCTGCTGCATGGATGTTGTCAGTCTCAAGTTTGACCGTCCCCCCGAATACTACCGCAGGGTTGAACAATGTGGAGAAGTTCACGCCCACGCTATCGAATGTTGGATAACCTACCAACCCCGTGTCTTTCGATATAACCGGGGTCTCAACTTCCCTAGGCCCACTAGATGGCGTTATTGCCAGTACGTTATCGTCAAGATAGACATCGCAATCGGCGGCTTTGGCGATGTCTTTAATCTGTTCCATTCCAGTATTAGGTAAGTACATATCAGTCAATGTCACATCCACGCCATTATTTTCAAACTTATAGCCTAGATCGCCGCATATTTGACTTATAGCGTCCGCCGCTTTAATACCCCCTGAAAAACTTCGCGGAGGAACCGCTATCAACTGATTGTAAAACGCAGCTTGAGCTTGTATGTATAAAAACACATGAGGCATACCTTGATAATCACCCCAAGCATTGACGATATTTCCGGCAAAAACCAACTTATCGCTCATCGCGTAAACTTCAACCGTATTGGGTATCTTCCAGCCGGGTCGCCATTGCAGGGTAGTTATCGAGTTCATATCGGCCTGGGCTACACCAAATATACGAGCGCGTAATGTACTCATTTGTACGCCCCCGGCCTTTTCAATATCGACTATCGCACGGAAGCCTTCAAGTTCGATCACTTGATCTTTTATTGTGATTACAAACTTTAGTGATTTCTTATCCATTATAAATCAACTGATATCTGATACCTAAGCCGGTGTAATCCGGGTCAGATGTACCTTGTGTATCTATAAAAAATAATGATCCGATGAACCCGGCATATCCTCGAGCGATTAGGTTTACAGTATCCCTCGCAACAACGGCCAGCGCAATATCTACCCCGTCAGCGTTAATATCCACAAACAAACCTTCCGGCTTCTGGTATACAGTTATATGACAGTTTTGACCGCCAAGTACGACCTTGCAGTCTTGCGCCGGTATTGGGGCAAGGGGGACTACTGACGGATTCATAATAATTCACTCAAACGTTTTAATGTCGACTTATCGGGCGGTTGCGGCTGCACCTTACCGTTATCTTCAGGACTGGCTGCACTCACATACTGGGCCTGTTTAGCGGTAACTTTCGCAGAAACTTCCCGAATCTCGCGCAGCCCAAGTTCGATAGTGAGTAAATTAGCACCTCGGTCATTACGACGTTGGTAATTGTAATATTCAATGCTGTAATTTATATAAGTCACTTCAGGTGTTACTACGCTATAAACATCAGTCGATTTAACCGCAGCGTCTATTGCCACGAGTAATGCTTGCCGGTCAGATTCTGATCCGCTCAGACATAAACTTACTCGCGCCTCGGCAGGTAATTCAACTTTATTGTACGCAGCGAACCCCCCACGCTCGACCGGCAAGTCGCTTACTCTCGTTTCTTTGGAGTATTCAAGTGATTTGGTAGATAGTTCCGAGCCTATCCCGATTGCAGATAGAATCGGGCTTAAAAATGACGACGGATCACCCAATGCTTTACCGCGACTATCAAAGATTCCCCACCGTAGATCAATTTGAAAGCTACGCCAAATGATACCTTGCAGTACTCCGAGTGCTAAACGTCCAGCAGGTGCGACGGATAGTGATCTGGGTATTAACGGCACTCCTCCGGCGACAGGCACATCTGGGAAAGGTATTAGGGACATAAATTAGAACAGCCCTCTATTAGCTTGAGAAGTTTTCAAGAAGTCCATTGCGCCCCCAATATCTTTGGCGATACCTTCCGCGTCAGTCGCTTCAGTATGAATGTTAATTTCGCCGATATTATTTTCTACGTTAACCGTACTTGTGGTTGATTGTGAACGAATCGCATCACTTGAAGTTTGAGACGCGCCTGGGATGCCGTTCATCAAACTATCTGCAAATGAACCACGTTTATTAGACTCACCCTGCCGATCAGCAGGCCGTTCGTAGTATTCAGAAATTACAGCCCCCGCGTCGAATGCGTTAAATGCTTGTTTCAGTTTATCACCCGCCGCCTTTTCATTTCCGATAGTCAGCTCATACTGAACAAATTGTAACTGTTCATCAAGCGACGATTGCTGTATCGGTTTATTGAAAACTTTTTGAAATTCTTTTTGCCGATCTGGATGCCATTGTGCTACCCCAAAAGCTTTACCCCCATCCCCAACAGCCTGATGATTAAAATTACTTTCGTGTCTCAGGTTCGATGTGATTCCGGCGGCTTG